TTATAACAGGTTCTTTAGTTGATATAGCATTTCGATAGCTTGACGCGGGGTCATGTCATCCAGGTCCAGTTTGCCCAGCTTCTCGATGGCCGGGTGTGGCAGGCTGGCGAACAGGTCGCTCTGGTGCGGGACTTGCGGCTCGTCCTTGGCCTTTTTCGTCACCGGTGCTTCATGGGGCAGGCTGGTGGTTTCCAGCCGGCCCAGGTGCTCGCGAGCGCGCAGGATCACTGGCGCTGGCACGCCCGCCAACTGCGCCACGGCCAGGCCATAGCTTTGGCTGGCTGGGCCAGGCAGCACGTGGTGCAGGAAGACGATACGCTCGTTGTGCTCGGTGGCGTTCAGGTGCACGTTGGCCACCAGCGGTTCACTCTCCGGCAGTACGGTCAGCTCGAAGTAGTGGGTGGCGAACAAGGTATATGCACGCAGCTGGGCCAGGCGCTCGGCGGCGGCCCAGGCCAGCGACAGGCCGTCGAAGGTACTGGTACCACGGCCGACTTCGTCCATCAGCACCAGGCTACGGTCGGTCGCGTTATGCAGGATATTGGCGGTTTCGCTCATCTCGACCATGAAGGTCGAACGCCCGCCGGCCAGGTCATCGCTGGAGCCGATACGGGTGAAGATGCGGTCGACCAGCGACAGCTCGCAGCTGGCTGCCGGGACGAAGCTGCCGATGTGCGCCATCAGCACGATCAGGGCCGTCTGGCGCATGTAGGTGGACTTACCGCCCATGTTCGGGCCGGTGATGATCAGCATGCGCGTGCTGTTGTCCAGGCCCAGGTCGTTGGCCACGAACGGCGTGGTCAGCACCTGTTCGACCACCGGGTGACGGCCCTGCTCGATACGCAGGCACGGCTCGTCAGTGAAGCGCGGGCAGTTCAGGTCGAGGTTCAGCGCACGCTCGGCAAGGTTGCTCAGCACGTCGATTTCGGCCAGGGCGGCAGCGCTGTCCTGCAGCGGTGCCAGGTGGCTGATGAGGGTTTCCAGCAGCGCGTCGTAGAGCATCTTTTCGCGCGCCAGGGCGCGGCTCTTGGCCGACAGCGCCTTGTCCTCGAAGGCCTTGAGCTCGGGTGTGATGAAGCGCTCGGCTCCCTTGAGGGTCTGGCGGCGGATGTAGTCGCCCGGCGCCTGCTCGGCCTGCTTGGTCGGCAGCTCGATGAAGTAGCCGTGCACACGGTTGTAGCCGACCTTGAGGTTGGCCAGGCCGGTACGGGCCTTCTCGCGGGTTTCGAGGTCGATGAGGAACTGGCCGGCGTTTTCGCTGATTGCCAGCAGCTCGTCCAGTTCGCTGTCGTAGCCCGCCTTGAGCACACCGCCATCGCGAATCACCGCCGGCGGGTTGTCGATGATTGCACGCTCCAGCAGGCTGGCCAGTTCCGGGTAGGTCCCGGTGATGGCAGCCAGGCGCGCCAGGTGCGGCGCCTCCAGCTCGCTCATGGCGTTCTGCAGTTCGGGCAGGGCGCCAAGGGCGTCGCGCAGGCGCGCCAGGTCACGCGGGCGGGCATTGCGCAGGCCGATACGGGCGAGGATCCGCTCGATATCGCCGATTTCCTTGAGTTGCGGCTGCAGCTTTTCGAAGCGGTAGCCGTCGAGCAGGCAGCGGATCGAGTCCTGGCGCGCCTGCAGTACCTTGAGGTCGCGCAGCGGGCGGTTCAGCCAGCGGGTCAGCAGGCGGCTGGCCATGGCGGTCTGGCAGCGGTCGATCACCGATTGCAGGGTGTTGTCGCGCCCACCGGCCAGGTTGACGTCCAGCTCCAGGTTGCGGCGGCTGGCGCCATCCAGGATGACCGTGTCGTCCAGGCGCTCGTGGCGCAGGCTGCGCAAGTGTGGCAGGGCCGTGCGCTGGGTTTCCTTGGCGTAGGTCAGCAGGCAGCCGGCAGCGCCGATGGCCAGGGTCAGCTTGTCGCAGCCAAAGCCTTTCAGGTCCTTGGTTGCGAATTGCTGGCACAGGGCCTTGCGCGCCGAATCTCGGTCGAAGTCCCACGGCGCGCGGCGACGGGCCCCTGGGCGCTTCTCGGCGGGCAGGTCGCGTGGCCAGTCGTCGGGGATCAGCAGCTCTACCGGGTTCAGGCGCTCGAGTTCGGCCAGCAGGTTTTCCCAGCCCTTGATCTCCTGCACGCTGAAGTTGCCGCTGGTGATGTCCAGCACCGCCAGGCCGAACAGGCGTTCGTCACCGAGCAGGGCGGCAATCAGGTTGTCGCGGCGCTCGTCGAGCAGGGCCTCGTCACTGACCGTGCCGGGGGTGATGATGCGCACCACCTGGCGTTCCACCGGGCCCTTGCTGGTGGCCGGATCGCCGATCTGCTCACAGATCACCACCGATTCGCCAAGCTTGACCAGCTTGGCCAGGTAGCCCTCCAGCGAATGGAACGGAATGCCGCACATGGGGATCGACTGGCCGGCCGACTGACCGCGCGCGGTCAGGGTGATGTCCAGCAGTTTCGCGGCTTTCTTCGCATCTTCGTAGAAGATCTCGTAGAAATCGCCCATGCGGTAGAACATCAGCTGGTCCGGGTGCTGGTTTTTCAGCTTCCAGTACTGCTGCATCATTGGTGTGTGTGCGGAAAGATCAGACATTCAGGGCCTTACAGCGGGTGATCTGGTTGGCGATTATGAAACCGGTAATGGTACAGGCTTTTTCAACCAGATGCAGGCGCGGGCCATGGGGCATGCGCGCGCAGCCAGGCGCATTGCATTTGCCGGCGCATGCCTGCATTATGCATGTTATGCAAAAACGCAATGTAGCCACCGTACTCAGAGAACTGCTCGACCGCCACGGCCTGTCCCCGACGGAGCTGTACCGGCGCACGGGCGTCCCTCAATCCACCTTGTCGCGGATCCTCGGCGGCAAGATCGTCGACCCTTCAGACAAACACGTGTCGAAGATTGCCGAATACTTCGGTGTAAGCACCGAGCAGCTGCGCGGCCGCGCCGAGCTGGGCGAGTCGCGCGAAGCGGCGTTGCCGGCCCACGGCCATGCTGACCTCAGCGATATCAGCTTGTGGGACGATGAAACCCCCGTCGAGGATGACGAGGTGTCGGTACCTTTTCTTCGCGAGGTCGAATTGGCAGCAGGATCAGGAAGGTTCGTCATCGAAGAAAGCGAGCGAGCGCGGCTGCGGTTCGGCAAGCGCAGCCTGCGTCACAACGGCGTGCAGTTCGACCAGGCCAAATGTGTGACCGTGCGCGGCAACAGCATGCTGCCGGTGCTGCGCGATGGCGCGACGGTCGGTGTGAACACAGGCAAATGCTCGATCGGCGATATCATCGATGGCGACCTCTACGCCATCAACCATAACGGCCAGCTGCGGGTTAAGCAGGTTTACCGCCTGCCTACCGGTATCCGCCTGCGCAGCTTCAACCGTGACGAACACCCCGATGAGGACTACAGCTTCCAGCAGATGCAGGACGAACAGATCAGCCTGCTCGGGCATGTGTTCTGGTGGGGCATGTACGCTCGCTGACGCCTCACGCTCCCCAGAAACCCGCCTCGGCGGGTTTTTTTTCGCCTGCAGAAAATCCCTACAAAGCAAGCCATTCATGGCCTGCATGCATATCAGCAAAAATCAGCGCATAGAAATTTGAAAAAATGCATTGACTGCATATGCATGAATGCATAGCCTGTGTCTCAAGCCGGACGGAAACCGGTTGTTACACAGGCAGCGATGGACAGGCCTCAACTGTCCAGAGGGTTGGCAACTGGCCCGGGTGTGCAGCGTAAAGCACCACGATCAGTTATCCGGCGGGCAGGCGGCCGCGGTCGGAGTCACCAATTTGTAGTGCAACCGTGCGGCGTCACCAGTCGTGGCCGGCGGTTCGACAACGCATTACTGAAAAGCCTGGCGAGCCGGGCTTTTTGGAATGCCGAGGTTTTTGAAATATGCAGCGTACCCACAACCCGCCTGTTGGCCCCGTCAACAGGCATTACACAGGAGACAGGACAGTGACGAACGAGCAACAAGCGTTACTGGAGATGCCGCTCTGGCTGGTAATCGTCCTGGCATTGCTGGGCGGCCTGAGCGGCGAAATGTGGCGGGCCGACAAGGCCGGAGCCACCGGTTGGTCGTTGCTGCGCCGGCTGGCGCTGCGCTCCGGGGCCTGCATGGTCTGCGGCGTGTCGACCGTGATGCTGCTGTATGCGGGCGGCCTGTCGATCTGGGCGGCCAGTGCATTTGGCTGCATGACCGCCGTCGGCGGCGCCGATGTCGCCATGCGCCTTTACGAACGTTGGGCGATACGGCGCCTGGGCTTGCGCGACACCACGCAGGCCGACGAGCAATAAGGAGAATATGCATGAGCGAATTGGCCACTTTGCATGCGGCCGTGACCGCAACGATTCGTGAGGCGATGCCGGAACTGGCCTCGGTCGATGCTTATACAGCTGTAGGAAATGCCCCAGAGCGACCGGCGCTGCGCCACGGCATTGTGCAAATGACGGCGGATGCGGCACCGCGCGATGGCCGCTCGGTGCTGATCGCCACCTTCGAGGCGGATATCACCGCTGATAGCGCCAACCCCGAAGCGCGTCTGCAGGGCAGCCTGCTTGCCGCACAACTGATGGATCTGCTGCGTCAGCAGCATTGGGCACTGGACTTCGTCGAAGCCAGCCGCAACGTGCAGGCGCAATTCGAGGGCAGCGCCTGGACCGTGCGCTGGGACCAGCCGGTGCTGCTTGGCGAGGCACGCTGGAGCTGGCCGGACCAGCCTCCCGGCAACCTGGTATTGGGCTTTGCGCCAGATATTGGCTTGGGCAACGAGGCGCACTACATCGCCCCGGAGGACCTGACATGAGCTACGTCAGCGCCATGCATGACCGCATGCTGGCGTGCATGGTCATTCCCTGCCGGGTGGTTGCGGTGGACCTTGCAGCCGCTCGGGTGCGGGTATCCGATGGCAGTGGCTGGACCAGCGCCTGGCTGCGCTGGCATGCCCAGGCTGCCGGCCAGGCCCGGCACTGGCGAGCACCCAGCCTGGGCGAGCAGGGCGTGCTGCTCAGCCCCAGTGGCGAGCCGGCCCAGGGCACGTTCCTCCCCGGCCTGTATGGCAATGCTGGCAGTGCGGCGGATAACCGTGAGCATGCCGAGGTCTGGCGTTTCGCCGATGGGGGTTCGCTCAGCTATGACTGGCAGGCCAGCCATTACGACATCCAGCTGCCTGGCGGCAGCGCGACCATCAAGGTCGGCGCCAGCACCGTGCAGGTCAGCGACGCTGCGATCAGCCTTGAGGCGGCAGCGATCAACCTCACTGGCAACGTCACCATCGACGGCGCGCTGCAGGTCAGCGGCGATATCAACGGCGGTGGGCGGATTATCGATACCGCCGGCAACACGGCCAATCACAAACACTGAATCAAGCCCGCCCACGCGGGCTTTTTCATATCAGGAGAATGCCATGCATACCCATGAACAGGGCGGTGCACCATGATCGGCATGGACCGCCGCACCGGCCAGCCATTGGCCGGCATCGATCATTTGCGCCAGTCCATCGAAGACATCCTCACCACGCCGCTGGGCAGCCGTCGCATGCGCCCTGAATACGGCAGCCAGCTGCGGCGCTTCGTCGACCTGCCAGTCAACGAGGGCTGGAAAAGCGCCGTGCAAGCCGAAGTGGCCCGCGCGCTGGGCCGTTGGGAGCCGCGCCTGCAATTGCAGCGGGTCAAGGTCGTCGCGGTGCTAGACGGCCAGGTCAGCCTGGCTTTGAGCGGTCGCTACCTGGGCGACGACGCGTTGGTGGAGGTGAGCGTATGAGCCAGGTCGACCTGTCGAAACTGCCTGCACCACAGCTGTTGGAGGACCTCGACTACGAAGCCCTCTATCAGGCCGACCTGGACACCTTCCGCGAATACCTGGGCGACGCCTGGAGCGCCAATCTGGAGAGCGACCCGGTCACCAAGCTGCTCGAAGTCGGTGCCTACCGCAAGCTGCTCAACCGGGCGCGCATCAACGATGCCGCCAAGGCGCTGCTGCTGGCCTACGCCCAAGGCTCTGACCTGGACCAGCTGGCGGCCAATGTCAGCCTGCAGCGCCTGGTGATCCAGGCCGAGGACCTGGCCAGCGTCCCGCCCGTCGAGGCCCTGCTGGAGGCGGACGATGCCCTGCGTGAGCGGGTGCAGCTGGTCTACGAAGGCCTGACCACCGCGGGCCCGCGCAACAGTTACATCCTGCATGCCCGCAACGCTTCGGGGCAGGTGGCTGACGCCACCGCCGAAAGCCCGTCGCCGGCCGTGGTGGATGTCACCGTGCTGGGCCTGGAAGGCAATGGCGAGGCCAGCCCCGAGCTGCTGGCGCAGGTGGCGGCTTATCTCAACGATGACGACATACGCCCGGTCGCCGACCGGGTCAATGTACGCAGCGCCGAAATCCTGCCCTATCGCATCGATGCCGTGCTGTACCTGGCCGACAGCGGCCCTGAGTACGAGGCGATCCTCGCCGAGTGCCAGCGTCGCCTGGAGGCCTGGATCAACCCGCGACGGCGGCTTGGCGTGGAAGTGGCCCGTTCGGGGATCGATGCCCAGCTGCATATCGATGGTGTCAGCCGGGTCGAGCTGAGCGGTTGGGCGGATATTCGCCCGAGCAAGGCCCAGGCAGCGTGGTGCAGCGGTTTCACCTTGAAGCGGGGTGGCTGACATGCAGAGCCTGTTGCCGCTCAATCGCTCAGCGCTGGAGCGGGCCATCGAAGTGGCGGCCGATGAGGACCTGAAGGTCAGCCTGCGCCGGCTCTACAGCCCCGACAGCTGCCCCGCGCAGTTGCTTTATCACTTGGCCTGGGCCTGGTCGGTGGACCGCTGGGAAGACAGCTGGAGTGACGAGATCAAGCGTTCGGTGATCCGCGCGGCGTTCTTCGTCCACGCCCACAAAGGCACCCTCGGTGCGCTCCGGCGTGTGGTGGAGCCGTTCGGCTACCTGATCGAGGTGCAGGAGTGGTGGCAAGCCACGCCGCCTGCACAGGCGGGCACCTTCGCACTGAAGATCGGCGTTTCCGATGCGGGCATCAGCGAAAGCACCTATCAGGAGCTGTCATCGCTGATCGACGATGCCCGCCCGGTCAGCCGCCACCTGACCGGCCTGGTCATCAGCCTCGAAAGCCGTGGCGCCCTTCATGTCGGCTGCGCGATCCAGGACGGCGACGAACTGGACATCTACCCGCTGGCACCCCGTGACATCGAAGTCATCGGTGCCATAGGTCGTGGCGGCCGCGAACATACAATCGATACCTTGGATATTGCACATGGTTGACCAGACTTCTCAGTTCTACGCCATCCTCACCAATGTCGGCGCGGCGAAACAAGCCAACGCGGATGCCTTGGGCATCGCATGGAAAATCACCCAGATGGGTGTCGGCGACGCCAACGGCACCGACCCCACCCCCAACGCCACCCAGACCAGCCTGATCAACGAATGGCGACGTGCGCCGTTGAATCAGCTGAAAGTGGACGATAAAAACAGCGCAATCATCATTGCCGAGCAGGTCATCCCGGCGGATGTCGGCGGCAAGTGGATCCGCGAGATCGCGCTTTACGATGCCGATGGCGACATGGTGGCCGTGGCCAACTGTGCGCCTACTTATAAGCCGCTGCTCAGCCAGGGCTCGGGACGTACCCAGGTGGTGCGGATGAACCTGGTGGTGAGCAGTGCCAGCAACGTGCAGCTCAAAATCGACCCGGGCGTGGTCCTGGCTACCCGTGAATGGGTCACTGAGGAGTTGGCGAAGCAGGACTTCAAACACTCGGTACTAGTGGCCACCACCGGGCCTGTCACCCTGAGCGGCCTGCAGACGGTCGATGGCGTGGCACTCACCGCTGGCGTACGGGTGCTGGTGAAGAACCAGGCAGCTGGCAAGGATAACGGCCTTTATCAAGTAGTGGCTGGTGGTGCATGGACGCGCAGCCCTGATGCTGATGCCAGTGCCAAGGTCACGCCTGGCATGTTGGTGTTGGTCGAGCGTGGCACGGTTAACGCCGACAGCGCGTGGCAGCTGGTGACCGATGCGCCGATTACCCTGGGCGTCACGGCCCTTACCTATGAAATGACCTTTGGCCGCACCGGGGTAGCCCCAGGCACTTACCGCAGCGTCACGGTGGATGCCTACGGCCGGGTAACTGCCGCGAGCAACCCGACAACAGTCGCGGGCTACGGGCTAACCGATGTCTACACCAAGACCGAACTAGATCAGGCTTTGGCGCTTAGGGCGCCGCTATCCGGCCCGGCTTTTTCAGGCACGCCTACGGCCCCTACAGCCCCTACAGACTCTGTCACCACTCAAATCGCTAACACGCAGTTTGTGCGCAGTCTCTTGAGCTCCTATGGAGTTGGGGGTAAGGGAGCGATTACGGATGCCAACATCGATCTGATCACGGCGAACGGAACTTACCTGATCGGCTTAAGTAATGGAGGCACTAAGCCGGGACAAGACGTTGACGGCACCTTGATGCATTCCGAGGGTGGCCCCGGGATCAACGCAATGCAATTCTGGTCAGGTGCTACTGCGGAATTATTCGGATTTGTCTGGTCGCGCACTCGCCGTATAAATGGAACCTGGGGGCCTTGGGGTCACACGTGGGATGCCAACAACACACCGAAAATGTCGACGGCGACTGACAACACGCCCGGGAAGATGGTGACCGTTGGCTCGTTCGGTATCGGGGGCTCGGTCCGCACCAGTGAACTCAACTTGGATAATCTCAACATTCCTGGTGAATACACCACGATATCGTCGCCTATGGTCAATCTGCCCGCAGGTTGGCCGACAACCATCCGTTACAACGTGACGGTAAGGGGACGTATCGACGCCTTAGAAGTCAGCCCGCTAGTCCAAATCCTCACCATGGCGCACGTAGGTTCTCCTATCGTTAAGACGGCTATGCGTACATACACGGCTTTCGCTGGCACATGGTCGCCCTGGTCGGTTATGGCGCATACGGATAGTCCAGAGTTAACGGGCAACCCACTTGCACCCACGTCGTTCCAATTTGATAACGACACTACAATCGCGACCACTGCTTTCGTGCAGCGGGCCTTAGGAAACTACAATGCTCAAAAAAGTGTTGGCGGTGTGTACACGGTTATCCCAGCTGATGCTGGCTCGATACTCAATCTAAATGGCGCGGGATACACCATTACTTTGCCAGCTGTTGCAGCGTTCGCCGTTGGCTCGCGAGTTTCCTTTGTTAACTGGGGGAGTGGAACCATAAAGGTAATTGGTCCGGGTGTAACTGCAACCGTTCCTATCGCCGTGGGTGAAAGCCTTGAGGTTACAGCCACTGTATCCGGGTGGCTGATCTCGGGTGGCACCGCCACGATGGCGGCTTCAGCCTCATTTGGATCTTCGCTGTCGGCTGTAAACGGATATCAGAGACTGCCTAGCGGTTTTATCGAGCAGTGGGGTTTTGTTATAGCTCCGCCTAACTCTACTATCAGCGTTGCGCTGCCCCTTGCTTTCTCTAATGCTTTCAGATCAGTCTTCACGACAATTCAAGATAATGTTGCGTATGTGGAGTCTTCACCCATTGCAACAGCAATGCCTCAATCGCTGGCTACGTTCAGCCTGCGGTCATATTATGCGTCATCAAATATCGGCGTTGCATGGCGCGCAATCGGTTACTGAGAAGGAGGGTTAATCTTGACTATCTATTCATCATCGGCGCGCCAAGGGTTTTACGACGATACTATTAATGCAGATATTCCTGGCGACGCGTTGAGTATCACCAACGATCAGTATGTGATGCTGCTGGAAGGTCAGTCAATGGGGCAGTTGATCGACTTCACTCAGCATCCGCCAAAATTGCGCGAGCGCGAGAAGGTATGGCCAACCGCACAAGAGCTATCAAATCGTATTGATAACCAAGTTGCAAAAATCTACGCCTTGTGGACTCGATTCATTTCGGAATACCAAGCTAAAGAGGTCGCTGCACTTTCTTACAAGCTAGCCGGTTACAAAGGCGATGCTGGTGCTTGGATATCAAGTTATGCGGACTCGGCTGGTCTTGATTACATGGAGGCAACTGATCGAATACTTTCGCAGGCCGAAAGTCTTCGTTCTGCGCAGGCTGAAATCGGGCAGTTGCGAATGCGTAAGTTTGAGCTTAGTGGTCTAGAGGATGAGCCTCGATATCAGCTTTATGAGTCAATTGTTGCTGGAATTGAAAAAATAAGCGCAGCGTTTGAGCCAATTATTTGATTCGCAACTGTACTGCTTAGTTTTTTGTTCCAAATCGCCCCAAAAGTTACCGGGCGTTTGTTTTCTGCTGTACCACCTGGCCCTGCTTTGCGGGGCCGTCTAATTTCTGGAGAGTCTATGAGCGGTTTCTTCCACGGCGTCACCGTAACCAACGTCGACACCGGCGCCCGCAGCATCGCGCTGCCTTCTTCCTCGATCATCGGCCTGGTCGACACCTTCACCGAAGGCGCTGGCGTCACGGCCAAGGCCAACGACCTGGTGCTGATCACCAGCGAACGCGAAGCGGTCGCCGCATTCGGCGAAAACGCGGCCATCACCAAGGCCTGCCGGGCCATCTACACCCGCGCCAAGGCGGTCATCGTCGCCTGTGGCGTGGCCAAGCTGGACGATGCAGCGGAGCAGACCGCCGCGATCATCGGCAGCGTTCAGGCCGACGGCAAACGCACCGGCCTGCAGGCGCTGCTCGACGGCAAGAGCCGTTTCAACGCCCAGCCGCGCCTGTTGGCCGCACCACGCCACAGCGCCACCCAGGCGGTCGGCACCGCATTGGTAGCCCTGGCCGACAAGCTGCGCGGCATCGCCATCATCGACGGCCCCAACACCACTGATGAGGCAGCCCTCGACTACGCCAAGCACTTCGGCGCCAAGCGCGCCTTCCTGGTCGACCCGGGCGTGCAGTACTGGGACAACGGCGAGGAGGCCACCGTCGATGCGCCGGGCTCAGCCTGGGTCGCCGGCCTGTTCGCCTGGACCGACAGCGAATACGGCTTCTGGGCCTCGCCGTCGAACAAGGAGTTCGTCGGCGTCACCGGCACCGTCCGCCCGGTGGAGTTCCTCGATGGCGACGACAGCTGCCGCGCCAACCTGCTGAACAACGCCAACATCGCCACCATCATCCGCGACGACGGCTTCCGCCTGTGGGGCAACCGCACCCTGTCCAGCGACCCGAAATGGGCGTTCGTCACCCGTGTGCGAACCATGGACATCGTCATGGACGCGATCCTCTACGGCCACAAGTGGGCGGTCGACCGCGCCATCACTGCCACCTACGTCAAGGACGTCACCGAAGGCCTGCAGGCCTTCATGCGCGACCTGAAGAACCAGGGCGCGATCATCAACTTCGAGGTCTTCGCCGACCCGGAGCTGAACACCGCCAGCCAGCTCGAGCAGGGCAAGGTGTACTGGAACATCCGCTTCACCGACGTGCCGCCTGCCGAAAACCCCAATTTCCGCGTTGAAGTCACTAACCAGTGGCTGACCGAAGTTCTCGATTCCGCCGCTTAAGGAGCGCATCTACATGGCAATGATTCCCGAAACCCTGGCCAACCTGAACCTGTTCGTCGATGGCGTCAGCTTCCAGGGCGATGTACCCAGCCTGACCCTGCCCAAACTCACCCTGAAGATGGAAGAACACCGCCCCGGCGGCATGGACATGCCGGTCGAGATGGACCTGGGCATGGAAAAGCAGGAAGCGGCCTTCACCACCACTGGCGTGCGCCGTGAAGCGCTGAAATTCTTCGGCCTGGCCGATGGCAGCGGCTTCAATGGCACCTTCCGCGGCGCCTTCAAGGGCCTCAAGGGCAAGATCAACCCGGTGGTGGTGACCCTGCGTGGCACCCTGAAGGAAATCGACATGGGCGACTGGAAGTCCGGCGACAAGGCCGAGATCAAGCACAGCGTCGGCCTGACCTACTACAAGCTCGAAGTCGATGGCCGCCTGATCTACGAGATCGACGCACTGGGCATGAAGCGGGTGATCGATGGCGTCGACCAGTTGGCCGCCCAGCGCGCTGCGCTCGGCTTGTAAGGGGGCGACCATGGCTCAAGCGAAAAAGCAGCCACAGTGGCTGACCCTCAGTGCCGACCGCGTCACCGTGCGCCTGTCGCGCCCCAGCGAAGCCAATGGCGTGCAGGTCGACAGCCTGTCGCTGCGGGCGCCGACCGTGCGCGATATCCGCAATGCCCAGGCCGGTGGTGCGGCTGATGACGAGCAGCGCGAACTTAACCTGTTCGCGTCGCTGGCCGAGGTTGGCATCAAGGACCTCGAAGGCCTTGCCCTGAAGGACTATGGCCGCCTGCAAAGCGGCTATTTTCGCCTGGTGCAGGACGACGAACTTTGACCCGGCCCGGCAGAAGGCCGCAGCAAAGCGGCTGGCCAAGGAGCTGAACTTTTCCGCGAGCGAAATCATGACCATGTCGTACGGCGACATGGTCTGGTGGCTCGCGCCGTGACAAGGAGGAACCTATGGCGAACACACAGGTGTTCACCCTCGGGCTCGGCGTCACCGTCACCAACCCCTTGGGCCATGCCATCGAGCAGCTGCGCCAGGATGTCGAACGCCTGCGCAGGCAGGCGGATGGCACCCGGCTTGGCAGGCTCATCGGCGAGGTGATCCGCCTGGGGTTGGAGCTCGGCAAGGTACGCCAGGTCGAACGCCAGCTGGCGCTGGACCAGGAGCAGCAACACGAAGGCCAGATCACCCGGTTGTGGAGCGAGGCTGAGGCGGTCGAGCGTTTGCGCCAGCACTACCTGATGCTGGATCAGGTGATCGCAGGGTTGGCGAAGTTCAAGACGTTGACCGTTGACGGAGCAAAGCGTGGGCAGTCATCGGGCTCTGGTTCCAAGACCCCGGATGCTGCACCTGAGGCTTCATCCCGAACGCGTAGAAGCGCGGCCGAAAGTGCCATGGTCCTCACGTCGGTATTGGGTGGAGGCTTGATTGTCGGCGCGCGTACTGCCTATGAAGTTGACCGTCACCTACCCCCAGAGAGACGGCAACGAGCGCGCAAGGCAGTCAGCATTCGCAGGGAGACAGGGGTTGTCAACGCGGTAGTCTCTGGTGCCAAGGCTTGGTTGGAAGGCGATTCACCTGAAGACAAGGCCAAGGGTGTTGGGGCCGCTGCCGGAGAGTTGGGTGGCAGCCTGTTGGGTGCCGCATTGGGGGCAACGCTTTCCAAGAACTCGCGTGTGCAGGAATACGCCAGCATGGCGGGCGGCTTTATTGGCGAATGGGTCGGCGGAGTGCTTGGCGGCGGTCTGTATGACCTGGCCATGTACGAAGACAAGCCAGGGCCGAGAGCAAAAAGCTCGACAACTGCAGCGGCGAGCATCACCGATGGCAATGCCAAGGGCTCAGTGAGTCGCGACAAAGCGCCGCAATCCAACGAAAGGCAAGCGAATGAGGACGAAGAGGAGGAGCTAGAAGAAGAAGAGGAGGAAGAGGAAGTTGACGAGGGCCTAGAGGAGGAACGGGAAACGCGACAACCGCAGCCATCTGCTCCCTATTCCGGTGCCCCATCCCTAGAGCAGGCCAGCCTTGCTGCCTCTTCTGCAAGGACTCAGCGAGCAGTGCGGGGCTTTGGGCTTGCTCCTCTCTCGCCTTCGCCCGGGCAGGGTGGCAGTAGCGGCTTCGGCGTGGTCAAAGGGTTGGTGAGGCGAGTACCCGTCGGTGCGCTCCTGGATGCCTCCCTGCAACTGGCTGACACCTACAGCAGCAACGCGACGCCGGCACAAAAGATGGAAGGTTACGGCAGCGCGGCAGGGGGGCTGGGAGGCTCCCTGGCGGGTGCCGCTGCCGGTGCTGCGGTCGGTTCTGTCGTCCCGGTCATCGGTACTGCGGTGGGGGGGCTGATTGGTGGCGTGATAGGCAGCATGGGGGGAGAAAGTCTCGGCAACTGGTTGGGCAAAGCCTTGGGCGCGGGGCTTAGTAATGAAGGCGCTTCCACCAGTACGCCTGCTGTATCTGCTTCGAGTCATTTGGGCATCACCTCGTCGGTTGTTGGGCAGGCCCCGGGGGCACAAGCCCCGGCGGGCAGCGGTGTTCACGTCTCGGAGGCCGCTACTGCGCAATCGGCGCCCACCCTTGCGACACCGCCAGCGCCCACCAACCAGCAGTTCACCTTCACCGCCAACATGCCGGTGACCTTCAACAACAGCTTCGACGACCCGACCACCCTGCAACAACTGGAAGCCATCGCCCGCCGCGTGCTCGACGACCTGATGCGCCAGGCGCGTTCGGTGCAGATGGCCGATCAACCACAGCCATGAGGAGGACCCATGACCTACCTGGAACAGTTGCAAGGCGGCTTGCATGCACTGGTCAAGGCGGGCGAGGAGGGGCGTCGGCGTGCCGACGCCATGCTCGACCCGATGAACCAGGCGGTCGGCCATGCCAGGGAGGCGGCCGCCGAGCTCGAAGCACTGCCCTGGATCGGCCCGGAAATCGGCAAGCGCCTGCAACGCACGATGCGCGCCATCGACTCGGCCAAGCAGCGTGTCGACAAGGTCATTGCCAAGTATGACCAGACCCTCGATGTGGTGCGCAAGGTACGCGACCGCGTCGATGCCTTCGCCGAACACCTGGGCAAGGCCGGAGCGGCCATTCGGCGAGTGATCGGCGATGCACGTTCGGTGGCCAGTGGTGTGCTTTCGACCTTCGGTTTCGCGCCGGATGTTACCCCGGCGGCAGAAGCGATCACGCCGTTCCCGCACCTGCTGGTGCTGCAGCCACTCAAGGCCAACGCTGCACCGTACTACTTCAACCTCGACACCGCCGCTTTCGACCAGTTGCGCCGGCAAACCCGATTTCGTTGGGCAGGGCAAGAGCGCCTGAGCCGCGAGAACGCCCAACAGGCAGTGAGCCTGGGCGAAGAAAGCATCAGCATCCGTGGCGCGATCTTCCCGGGTTTCAAGGGTGGGCTGGGCCAGTTGCAGGCGCTGCGCGGTATCGGCCGGCAACTGCTGCCGCTGTCGTTGACCACCGGTTATGGCGAAGTGCTCGGCACCTGGTGCCTGACCAGCGTCGAGGAAGAGCAGGGCGCCTTGCTGGCCGGCGGCATTCCCCGCAAACAAGGATTCTCACTGGAGTTCGTCAGCTATGGACAAGACCTGCAAAACGTCTGAGGGGGACGTGCTCGATACCCTCTGCCACCACTATTACGGGCATCTCGACGGTAGCGTCGAGGCGGTGCTGCAAGCCAACCAGGGGCTGGCCGATGAGGCCCAGCCGTTTCGCAGTGGCGTGACGATCCGCTTGCCGACGCTGGCGCCGGCTGCGGCCAACGTCGTGCAGCTGTGGGACTGATGCCATGCAACCGGTATTTCGCATCCAGGCCGATGGCAAGGACATTACTGCGCTGATCAACGACCGCCTGTTGCTGCTGCGTACCACCGACAAACCGGGCATGGAATCGGATGACTTCGAGCTGCGCATCGACGCGCGCGAAGGCGCCGTGGCGTTGCCGGCGCGCGGCGCACTGATCGAGGTGCATCTGGGTTACGCCGGCCAGCCGCTGACCCGGCTGGGGCGTTACACCGTCGATGAGGTCGAACTGTCTGGCCCGCCCGATACCCTGGTGATTCGCGGCAAGGCCAGTGACCTGCGTGGCAGCGGCAGGAGCATCCGCAGTGGCAGCTGGGAGGCCGTGCCTTTGCAGCGCATCGTCGCCGAGATCGGCGCGCGTAATGGTTGGCAAGTGGTCTGCCCGGTGTTCATTCAGGTGCCACGGGTCGATCAGTGCAACGAGTCGGATTTCAATTTCATCACGCGCCTGGCCCGCCAGTACGACTGTACCGCCAAGCTCGCCGATGGGCAGCTACTGGTGCTGCCGCGCCAGTCAGGGCAAAGCGCCAGCGGCAAACCCTTGGGCGTGGTCGGCATCGCCCGCAACGAGGTCAGCCAGTGGCATTTTCGCCTGGACGATAAAGCTGCGCGCCGAGCCGTGCGCACTCGTCATTGGGACATTGCCAGTGGTGAGTCGCAAACCATCGAGCTGGTCAACGAGGAGGCCGTTGACGGCCAGCGGCCGGTGCACACCGACCGCCACCTTTACCCCAACCGCGCAGCCGCCGAGCAGGCGGCCAGGGCACGCCTGGCCAGCTTCAACCGCGACACTGCCCAGGTGCGCCTGGACCTGCCGGGGCGTACCGACCTGTTCGCCGAACGCAGCATCGACCTGTCGGGCTTCGTCGATGGCCTCGACGGGCAATACCAGATCGATTCGGTGGAGCAGGTGTTCACCAGCTCGGGCTGGCGCACCACGGTGCAGGGCAACGGCGGCAAGGCGGGCAAGGTACAGGCCAAGGGCGCAGCGCCCCGCCGCCAGCCCGCGATCAAGGCTTGAGGAACCAGACAGGGAAGGAGTGCCAGACATGCTCACTGAAACGCAATTGCTACAGATTTTGCCGAACGCCCGCCCCGTTGCGGGCGTTTTTCTTTCTGCATTGAACGTCACCCTGCCACGCTGGGAAATCGACAACCCCAAGCGTGTGGCGGCGTTCATCGCCCAGGTCGGCCACGAGTCCGGCCAGTTCCGCTACGTCAAGGAGCTGGGCAGTGACCGCTACCTTGCGCGCTATGACACGGGCAGCCTGGCCTTGCGCCTGGGCAATACGCCGCAGGCTGATGGCGATGGCCAGCTGTACTGCGGGCGCGGCCTGATCCAGGTCACCGGGCGCAACAACTACCAGGCATGCAGCCGCGCGCTGTTCGGCGACGAACGCCTGCTCGCGCACCCACAACTGCTCGAGCAGCCGCGCTGGGCCTGTGAGTCGGCGGCCTGGTTCTGGCATTCGCGTGGGCTTAATGCCCTGGCGGACCGCGGCGAGTTCAACCGCATCACGCGCCATATCAATGGTGGGCTCAATGGCTTGGAGGACCGTCTCAAGCTCTGGGCACGGGCGCGCGAGGTGTTGTGTTGAGCCGATTGCAACTTGGCCTAGGCGCAATGCTGTTGATGGTGTCCGCAGCGCTGGCCTGGCAGGTACAGGGTTGGCGCTGCGGCCGGCAACTGGCACTGCAGGCGCAAGCCCAGGCAGATGCCGAGGCTGCCCGGCTGCTCATCGAGCAGGGGCAGCGCCAGGCGCTCGAGCAACGCCTGAAGGAAAGTGAAACCCGTCATTTCAAGGAGCTTGCCGATGCGCAACACTCTCAGGCTCGCCTGCGTGATCGCCTCGCTACTGCCGATCTGCGCCTGTCAGTCCTGGTCCAACGCGACACCCTCTGTAACGCAGTGCCTGCCACCGCCAGCGCCGGCAGCGTGGATCATGCAACCGTACGCGCCGAACTTGAGCCAGCGCATGCTCGACGAATTGTCGCCATCACCGATGAAGGCGACCGGGGGTTGATTGCGTTGCGGGCTTGTCAGGCGTATGTGCGGGAGGTGAGTAGGGGGTATTAGTGCAGGGCATGAGGTTTTTAGCGCTTGTGATAGGTGCTTGGCTTGAATTTTTCAGCGCCTGTGAGATCGAGCGCCGCGCTAGACTCACAGGCGCTGAAAACCTTATGGCATGCCCCCAGAGCACGTCGATCAATCAAGCGTTGGACCATCAAGACCATCCCCATCGCCCTTTCCAGATGCTAGGGTGTCCCATCCTCCCAAGGCCTCAAGGACCCCTC